AGGACGGCCGCAAGCGTTGGCTCGTTGTGGCATACGCTACCCGCATCACCCTGCGGGACGTGACCTTCAAGGTCGACGAGGCAAAGCGCCTCAAGGTGATTGCGGAGGGACGTAAGAACGTCCATGCCTACGCCATTGGGAACGTCAAGTGGGGCCTCGTCCCCCACTGGCTCAACTTCGATGGCCGTAAGGTCAGCTACAACCCGTACAAGGGGAGCAGCTTTACCTTCGACGGGCAGCCTACAGCGGGGCTGCCCTATGTTCGTCTCGGCCAGAGGGTCGAGGGCTGGACAGACGCCGACGAGGCGGCGTGGAGGCAGCGGGAGACGCGCCGCGACCTCCTCCGTTTGCACCGTCCAACCGGCGGATGACAAACTTTGACGGGCCGACCGACCGGCAACAGAGCACGTTGCTGCCGGTCGACCCGACCACACCGACACACGACGGAGGACACATGGCATACATGCGCGGGGAACCTTGGCAGCCCGAGACGCTAGAGGAAGCAGAGGAGTGGCAGGAGCAGTCGTTCCTGCACTCCCTGGCGGAGACGCTGGAGGAGGTAGAGCAGGCATGGCGCTGCCAGTTGGGTAGCGTGTTGTTTGCAGCCTGTGTCGACTGTGCCCGAGCAGGGCACATGCAGCACGAGTACTTCTCCGTGCTCGACTCGGACATGGTTGCCTACTACGGCGACCAGGACTGGCACCACAACGCTCCGCCGCTCAAGTACGGGCCGCACCTACCTCCCGACTTCGACCTTCCCTTCTAACCCTAGCCCCTCCCCTCTGGGGAGGCTGCCGAGTAGCCCCGACCCTCGGGGCTAGCCGCCAGCCTCGCTGGACACACGACACACGACACAGAGGACACATGCCGTACCATCTCACACCTAACAGCAGCAACGGTAAGACGGGGCCGATTGCGGTCACCACGTCAGGCCGGGAAACCTGTCCACCGACCTGCCCGTTCGTGGGCAAGTGCTACCCGAACGCCGGTAAGCTCAACATCCACTGGACCAAGGTGTCCAAGGGCGAGCGTGGTGACACGTTCCCGGTGTTCCTCGGTAAGCTGCGGGCCCTGCCTCCTCGGCAGCGTGTCCGTGGTCAGCAGGCTGGCGACATGCCAGGCGACGGGGTGCACCTCGACGAGGCAGCGTGTGTCGCCTACGTCCAGGCTGCGACCAGCCGGCGTAAGGAGTTCTTCACCTACACCCACTACCCGCTGAACGACCACAACATTCGAGTTCTGCAGCGGCTCAACGCCATGCCCCGAGCAGGGCTGTCGGTGTCCTGCGAGACTCGTAAGCAGGTCGACTACGCCATGAGCTTGGGGCTCCCGGCAGTCATTGTGCTGCCGAGTAAGACCCGCAAGCCAGGACCGACCGAGGCTGGCACTCGCATCGTCGAGTGTCCTGCTGCGAGTACGGCTCGCCTCATCCAGGCAGGCAGGCTCAACGAGTCAGCCCGCATCACCTGCGCCAACTGTGGCGGCAGCAAGGGTCCGCTCTGTGCCAGGGCAGACCGTAACTTCGCCGTGGGCTTTGTGGCTCACGCTTGGACACGCATCATCGACGGCATCCTTGCCGCACTGGAGGACTGAGACATGGACACCGTACACATCCGCTACACTGACGCTCCCGAGGCATACGACTACTGGTACGTCCGTACCCTGGAGATGCGGACGCTGAAGCCCCGCGCTCCCTTTGCCAAGGGTAAGACCTGGCGGAAGATTGAGGTGCAGGACCTCAACCGGTTCAACGGCTACCAGGTTCCCCGCTACGGCTCGGGGCTCCACTTCACGAGTGAGGAGCCCCCTCCTGGCTGGGACGACGCCGAGCACCATGTGCCCCCAACGGTGGACGACCTTACCGAGGACGACCTGCGGACCATCCGCAAGGCGGCACAGGACCTCGAAGGATTCCTCCCTGACTGCCCCTTGCGCTTCGCAGAGGTCACCCTGTCTGTGGGAACCGCCACCATCGACCACGCAGACATCCTGTATGTTGCGGGGAACGGATGGGTTCTCAACGGCAGCGACGTTCGTGCAGCCATTGATGCGCTTTACAATTCGTGACAACCTCGCGCCACGAAACGTGGCACACTACACTGACACCGACACCGACGGAGACACAATGAGCAACCCTACCCCCACCCCCATCGAGTACGCCACCGCCGCCGCCCAGAAGCTAGGCTGGGAGGTCGTCGTGTTCCTCCGCGACGTTGACCCCAAGTACACTCGGGCCAAGTCTCACGCGGTGGTCTGCCTCCGCCCCGACGCCCCCAACCCTCTGAAGCCCTACGTGGTGCACATCCTGCACACGTTCAAGGACGGCACAGCCTCTGGGCTGAGCCACGGTGACTACGACCTGACCTACGACAAGGCCCGTGAGTTGGCCGACGCTCGCTTCGCTCGGGGGTACTGACATGGGCTGGACGACAGTGACCGAGCCCTTCACTGACGCCACCTTTCGGGTGGCTCTGACCAAGGCGGACTGTGTTGCGAAGGGGGTGGACTTCACTGCCCTCATCGTAGACATCGCAGACAGCATCGAGGACTTGCTGTTCGATGCTGTGGACATCGAACTGCTGGAGGGTAGTGGGTTCGACGACACCACCTGCTACTCCGACATCGCACTAGAACTGGCCTGCATGTGGGCCGACGAGCTTAACAACAACACCAACACACAGAGAGACTGACGTGGCAACCACCACCCCTGGCATCGCAACCCCCCTTCTCACCCTCTTCCGGGAGGCCCTCCCCACCGAAGACGGCTGGCAAGTCCAGCCGGGGCTCGTGGTCATCCGACCGGACGCCGACGACGACGAGTGGTCCTTCGACGTGATCGCCATCGAGATGCGCATCGCCGACGTGCTCATCGACGGCAGCATCCTCGCTGGTCCGTGGAACCTCGCCAAGGAGGCGTGTGACCACAACGGCGGCAAGCTGCCCCTGTTGCTTGTCGTCGACAACGGACAGTGGTGGGTGTGGTCGGACACCGACTGTGTGCGGGCTCCCGTGTCCATCGCCGTCGTCACGCAGCGCCACGCTTGGCGTGACCGCAAGCTGTTCGGCTGGCGGCTGACGGATGACCTCATCAAGCAGCTGGCGTGGGCCTGACGTGCTGCGGGAGTTCGTCACCGACGGATTCCTCACGCCCTACCAGGAAGAGGTGCTGGTCGACAAGCGGCCAGACCTCTTCCTGCACTGGGCCTGTGGGTCCGGTAAGACCCTGGCTGCCTTGGCCTGGATGACCAAGGGTGCGCCAGACGAGAAGGTCATCGTTGTCACCCGAGCCCCGACCACAGCGCAGTGGGCTAGGGAGGCGCAGAAGTACACCACCCTGCGACCGGAAGTGCTCAAGGGTCAGACGCCCTACGCCCCTCGGTCACACGTCGTGGTGCTGTCCTGGGCCGTCGTCCGGGACTGGACACCGCACCTCATCCAGTGGGCACGGGGCTGCTCCCTTGCCGTAGTGTGGGACGAGATTCACAAGGGCAAGTCGTGGAAGCGGAAGGAGAGGTTGGTCGCCCGTAACGGCGACGTGTACTACAGCTGGAAGGACAACCGAGCAGCAGCCTGTGCGCAGCTAGCGCAGGCAGCGACCCGACGCCTCGGCCTTACGGCGACGCCAGTTAGGGACAGACGCTCCGACCTGTGGGCGCAGCTAGACCTGGTGCAGCCTAAGCAGTGGGGCTCCAACTGGGAGTTCATCCACCGCTACTGCGACGCACGACCAGGACGCCACGGTGGGATCGACGCCACCGGGGAGAGCAACACCGACGAGCTACGCCAGCGGTTGGGTAGCGTCATGTCGGTGGTAACCAAGGAGGAGGCTAGTCGGCATCTGCCTCCCCTCAAGCGCAGCCTCATCTACTTGGGCAAGGAGGAGCAGAGTAGGCCCACCGGGTTCAAGGCAGAGATGAAGCGTGCAGCGAAGCAGGGCGAGGGTGCTCTGTTCGAGATGAAGCTGTTGGAAGCTGCGTCCCGTAAGCGGATGTGGATTGCCAACACGGTAAAGGACGCGGTGCTGGAGGACAACCAGAAGGTGGTGGTTCTGACGGGCAGACGCAAGGACTGTGAGGCCCTGGCGAACCTCATCAAGACACGCCTCAAGGGCAACGCACCGATGTGGTGGGGGCACGGTGGTGTCTCGACCAATGAACGCGCCGACATGGTGGCAGCCTATGCGCAGACCGAGGAGGGCTGTGCGTTCGTGGGCACCACCGAGGCGTTCGGCGAGGCAGTCGACGGGTTGCAGAACACAGACATAGCTGTGTTTGGTTTGCTTCCGTGGACACCTGGCATGGTTACCCAGGCAGAAGGGCGCTTCTCGCGCCATGGTTCGCAACGGTCAGTGCACATCATGTACACTGTGGCCGAGGGGACAGTGGACGAGACAGTTGCCGACAAGCTACTGGGCAAGCTAGAACAAGTTGTCAGCACCGTGGATGACCCTACGGCAGCTGGTATCGCGGACACACTCGGTGCTGCGGAAGATGCAGACGCCATCATCCAGAGTGTGTTTGACTTGTTCGGAGGTAGCGATGAGTGACGAGAGACTGCTGACTACGAAGGAAGTGGCGGAGTGGCTGGGCTTGTCCATCCACGCTGTCTACCGGAAGGTCCAGCAGAAGGAGATTCCACACCTCCGCATCGGTCCTAAGACCGTGCGGTTCAACCGAGCCCGACTTGAGAAGTGGCTCACTACCCTAGAGGAATGACAACGATGCCTGACGAGCACAACGACGACGCACACATGACACCCTTCCTGCAGGCGCTCTACGACTGCGTAAAGACACATGGCCCAGACGACAACCTAGACCTGCTGCGTGACCTGTTCACGGCGTGCGGTGCCACCGCCGCCATGATGGAGGTGGTTCGCGAGGACCCCGAGGTCGCCATGAACATCATGCGGGAGGTGCTGTCCTCCGCCATCGTTGCGTACAACGCAGTGCTGGCGATGCACGCCGTCCACGACACGTCCGGTGACGAGGACATCATCTGGATGAACAACAGCGTGATTGGCGAAGCCTGATGCGTTTGCTCGACCCCGGACCTAGCCGCAAGGGCTGGCACCGTCTTCAGACAGTGCTGCAGTGCCCACGCAAGTACGCCCTGTACGTAGCCTCCAAGGCTACGCCGGGTCCGGTGTCGAGCCCCGCCCTCATCAAGGGGACGCTGTTGCACACAGCCCTGGCACACCACTACGCTCTCAAGCGTAACCCTGGGGCAGGGCTGTTCTCTCCGCTCGGTGCCATCGAGGAGCAGGTCAGGCGCCAGCCCAACGCAGCCGAGTGGGACAAGCACGCACAGCTGGTCAGCCAGACGTACCTCCAGTACGAGCTACGCTGGGCAGCCGAGCAGTGGGAGGTGGTCAACGTAGAGCGAGAGCTAGTTGCCACCATCCACGACGACGACCGTAACGAAGCCTACCTCTACACCCAGCGGGCTGACCTCATCGTCCGTCACCCGCAGACCGGACTGATCTACATCGTAGACCACAAGACCACAGGACGCCTCTCCGCGAAGACACTGCGCCGCTACACCCTGTCCGGACAGTTCCGTGGCTACAACTTCTTTGGTCGCGGATTGTTGGGGAACAAGTTCGGTGGTGTGGTTCTCAATATGATTCAGTGGCCAAGAGGCGACGGTGATGCTATGTTCCAGCGGTCGGACCTGGAACCGGCACCACATGCAGACAAGACGTTCAGAGACACGGTGATTCACGCCGAGCGTTTGATCCGTGACATGACACCCAAGTACGACGACCCTATGGCCTGGCCTGGGGTACACCACGAGACGGCCTGTTGGACACCCTACGGGCCATGCGACAACCACGCACGATGTGAATGGGGAACAGAATAAACAATGTTCGGACTTACCTACGGACGCTCCAAGGTCGGCAAGACCTTGGCGCTAGTCAGGGCGTTTCCTGACGCACTGTTCATCGCCCCACCGGGCTCGTTGACCTGTGCCAAGTGGCTCGACTGGGAGCCCCAGGTGCTTGAGGTCAACCGGCGTCAGGGGTTCAAGTACATCACCGATGCACTGAAGAAAGCGTCGGGCAGGTTCCCTGCGGTGGTGGTGGACGACCTGTCCATCCTGGCAGACGCAGAGCTTGAGACGTGTAAGAACGTGGCGCCTGGGTTCGCTGCCTTCGACCTGTTCAACAAGCGACTGTACGACCTGCGTGATGCAGCCCGTGAGGCGAAGTGCCACGTGGTGTTCACCTGCCACGAGCAGGCACCACGCGAGGTGAAGAAGGACCAGCACAACAGGTACATCCCTGGTGCTCCGCTCATCCCTGGATGGCAGGCACCAGAGAAGCTGCCGGCTATGGTGGACTTCTGTGCCCGAGTGGTGCACGACGACCACGCTGCGGGCTGGCCCTTCATGTACGCCACGGGACCAGACCAGAACTACATCCAAGGTGACCGGCTCGCCATCCTGCCCGAGAGGTTCCCCTTGAACCTGCGGGAAGCGATGCTAGGCGCCGGCCTCGACGTGCCTCGTCCAGAGTCCCTGGCGTGGATGGACGAGTACGTCGAGGCTACTGCCCAGGACTTGCTCGAAGAGAGCACAGAGAAGAAGCCCGACTACCAGCGCATCCTCACGGCAACTGCCGGTGTGCTGGTCGACCATTCCCCCCGCCACGTGCGGTGGGTTCTCGCTGACGCGATGGACCGTATGGTTCTGCGGCAGCACCAATCCAACATGATCACCGACTTCATCGGTAACTACTGACAAGGAAAGAGCATGAGTACGTTCGACTTCAGCAACACGTTCGTCGCGGTGGCACCTGGTGCTTCCGACATCTACAAGGTG